CTACGAGTGCCTGTCGAATAAATAGAGGTTATACCACCAGTAATAATTTCATAGATGGTGTTAAAGTTTTCTTTGCTGTATTAAGGTAAACTTGATATACTGAGGAAAAAAAGTTCATGGCTAATTCTGATAGCAGAATTTTATATAAACAAGAAAATGGCACGGTTGGTATAATTTGCCCTTCAGATAATTGTGGTTTAACTGTAGAAGAAATTGCTAAAAAAGATGTGCCAAAAAATTATAAATATAAAATAGTTGCTGTATCAGATATTCCAACTGATAGAACATTTAGAAACGCTTGGGTTGTCAATGAAAGTGATCTTACAGATGGGGTTGGATTATGAGTATTATTTCAACTGACATGACAAAAGCAAAAGAAATTCATAGAGACAATATCCGATTTGCAAGAGAACCTTTGTTAGATGCACTTGATATTGAATTTCAAAAAGCACTAGAAACAGGTGCAAGTACAACAGATATAGTTTCTAAAAAACAAGCATTAAGAGATGCACCAGCGGATTCAGCTATTACAGCAGCTTCAGATACAGATGCACTAAAATCACAATGGAATACTTCTATTCTTGGTACTTCTCCTTATAGCTAATGGCAATTTCTCCAGCAACATACAACATGACGATCCAAAGAAGATCGGATCATAATATACAGCTTATTTTTAAAGATTCTAATAGTAATGCCATAAATTTAACTGGATTTACTGTAGAAGCACAAGTTTGGGAAGAAACCAGGACTACAAAATATGCAGATTTTGGAATTACCTACACAAATAGATCCACTGGAACGATTGATATTGCTTTGACTGATACACAAACTGCAACTTTTAGTCCAAATATTTTAAAATATGATGTATTACTTACTAATCCTTCTGGATTAAAGGAGTATTATTTAGAAGGAAGCATCTTTATGAGTGAAGGTTACACAGCATGACTTCAATAAACATCACCACTACTAAGAATACTGTTACAGTTAATGAAGGAGATTCAACTGTTACAACTATTGCGACTCAAGGACCACAGGGTCCAAGTTTTGCTGTTACTAAAACTACCATGGACGATTCTAATAAAGTCGATGGCTCGGTAGTGTTTTTCGACTCATCTAGTGGTACATTTAAAGCAGATGCTACGACTACAAAACTTACACTTGTTAATGGAGGAAACTTTTAGTCATGTCAAATACTATTAGAATTAAAAAAAGATCAGCAAGTGGAAGTGCTGGTGCTCCTTCAAGTTTATCTCCATCTGAATTAGCGTTTAACGAAGCAGATTTAAAATTATATTATGGTTTTGGTGATAATGGATCTACCCCGCCTTCTGCAAGTTCAATAATAACTGTTGGTGGTGCTGGTGCATTTTTTAATAAAACAGATACAAGAACTGCAAATACTGTATTATCAGGTCCGACAAGTGGATCTGCTGCTGCTCCTACATTTAGAGCTTTAGTTGCTGCGGATTTACTTAAATTAAATGAATTTACTGCTCCTGATGGTGCTGTTAGTTTAAATAGTCAAAAAATTACGAATTTAGCCGATCCAACGGCTGATGCTGACGCTGCAAATAAAGGTTATGTAGATGGAGTTGCCCAGGGATTAGATGTAAAAGATTCTGTGGTTGCTACAACTACTGCGAATGGAACATTAT